CTCGTTCCATTTAAATATCAAAGTACCGTTTGGCTTCAAGACCCGAAAGCATTCAGCAAAACCTTTGCGCAAATCATCCTGCCAAGTCTCTTTATCTAACGAGCCATAGCTAAACCCTATTATGGACGCCATAGATATATTTCTTACATGAGGAGGATCAAAAACTACATGATAAAATGATTCATCTTCGTAAGGCATATTTCTGAAGTCGTGAATTTGGTCTGGATCTACAACCTTTGCGCTTCGACCTGCTTGCGATGGATGATGGTCTATATCCATAGTTTCACGCCTTTGGTCAGCAAACAGGCATCTTTCATCATGTTTGTCAAACCACATCATACGTCCTCCACAACAAGCATCTAAAATGTTTTTCATGCTCTCTTACTCCATGCTATCTGACGGCTCTTGATCCAGTTCATAGCCTCTGGTATTGGCTCCCTGCCTATCTGCTTCAAGCCATTAGGAGCGCAGGAGAAGGCTTCAATGTACTTATGGTAAGCCCAGCCTTTCTTATAGTTATGCTTGTAGCCGTAATACAGGAGAGATGAGTACCATTGCTGCTTCTGCTCCTTGGTCAAATTCTTGCGCCTTGCCTCAGCAGGTGACAGGTTCTCTGCCTTGACGAGCTGTGTGCCGTCATCTTTGAGCGTTGGAATGCCTATAGGTAGCTCCCATCCACACTTACAACGAAGTCCTGTGAACGCACCGCTGCACTGCTTGCAGTTGTGAAGAATAGGTTCTTTAGGCTCGGTCTTAGTTTGCTTGCGCTCTTGGAAGTTCCTCTCATTAGAATGTAGCTCTGAAGGCACAAAAGATTCAGGATAAGCGCCGAAGTGAGAGAGATTGCCTGCGTGGTCAAGCACAATCGCTCGCTCCTTATCAGGATGGATGCGCCATATACGGCCTATGCGCTGAATCCAAGTGGTCAAACTGCGAGTCCTGAATGTGTCTATCAAGATTTCCACACCGGAATCGTCCCATCCGGTGTTTAAGATGCGGCTGTTAATCATAACCTTGTACACACCATCCTCAAAATCTTGATACTTCAGCTCTCTGGTAGCCTGATCGTCATAGCCATCAATGTGTACGGCTATCTCTCGGCCTAGCGTCTGATTGAATCGCTCTACTAAACTTTTGCTGTAGGCTATAGATGGAGCAAAGCATACGGCTCGCTTGGTCAAGCCATTAGAGTGCTTGACGTAATTGTCCACAATATCGCCTGCCAGCGTGTCGTCCTCCTGCATACGCTTTCCTAAGTCTTCAGCATCATAATCATGATCGCCTGTGTGTGACTTCTTTAGCTTCAGATCAGAGACATCAACTGTCCTGCCATGATAGTAATCAGTAGGACAAAGCCAGCCAGCGTCTATCAAATCCTGCGGAGTGGTAGTGACTATCAGGTCTTGCCATAAGCCTTCAGAGGCCATACCACGGCTGTAAGGCGTAGCAGTCAAGCCAATGAAAGTTAGGTTATTGAAGCGCCGCATTTGGTCTAGCAAGCCTTTATACATATTATGCGCCTCATCTATGATCGCTATGTCATAGGTGAAATGGTTGCGCCTGACGGCTGTGGCTGTGCTGACGATCTGAATGTTTTCATTCGGATCGTACTTAGGACTGTCGCCTTGAAGCACTGAGTAACTTGCACCAAGGCTTTTGAAGGTTTCTTCAGTCTGACTCAAGAGCTTCAGCCTGTCGCAAAAGAACGCCACTCTAACCTTTGGGTTCTTCTTAACGGCCTGCATGGCTATGTAACAGGCGATAATCGTCTTACCCATAGAGCAAGGCGCACTGAGAATTACTCGCTTGTTGCCAGCTCTGAGGCTGTCTCGCAGCGCGTTAATCGCTACCGTTTGATGAGGTCTAAGGCTGATCATGAGGCTCAAGCTCCCTACAGACATCATCATAGATGCCTTTGTAGTCTGGATGACCGTAATCACTAGAGCCATCAGTCATCTGGTACGTTCTCCACAAAGCAACGTCTGAGCAGTAGCGGAACTCAGCGGCCTTAGCCTCCTCAAAGTCTGAGCCTCCAGCCATAAGAAGTCCTACGATAACGAGCAGTCCAGCAGCTATATTAGTTAGATTCCGCATCGTGCGTCCTCCTGTGCTGCCTGAGCATACATCTTGGCGCGATACGCAGGATAAGTTGCCTCCCAGACCTCTTCTTTGAGGCGATCCCAATCACGGCTAAACATACGTCCTAACTTCTGGTCAGCAACTTCGTGACCGTAAGATTCAACGAACTCAGGATAGTTCGCCACCATGCTGCCCATGATCAGTGCGTCTAGCAGCTCATTTGTTTGATCTAAGTTAAATTCCATCATAATGACCTCACAGATTCTCAATAGTTTCTTCAATTTCTCCTTCAACCCAACGCACTAAGCGCCTTGCTTTGTCAGCAGCATCGCCTTTTTCGAGCAAAATACGCATAGCAAATTGCAAGCGGTCTCGGTACAAATCTTGCTCAGCCTGCTCTTCTTCCTCTATCGCAGCCTCTTGCTCGTCTAAATAGCGATTTAAATCTATATCAACTGGATCTCGCATAAATTTCTCCTACGGACATATTTAATGTTTTTTTTGGTCAATCTGTCCGTAAGCTATCTACGGACAAATTCACAGGTTTTTTCGGCTGATTTGTCCTTGACTAAAGGAACATAAGCCACTCATCTGGATGCTCGCTTAGCTTCATGCCAGCCTTAATCAACTCCATACGCTCAGGAGTCTCCACTACAGGCCGTGTACAGATCGCTGGATCAGCTTGGAACATACCGCAGCCGTTAGCTCTGAAAAGCGCAGCAGACGCCTTGTAGCTGCCTTTTGGAGCATCAAAAGCCTCTGGCTCATGGAATACGTCTTGGTCATACGGTTCGCCGCAATGTGGACAATAAACATCAAACATTTCTCTTGCTCCCTGATTGCATATCTTTAATTAAGGCATCGTAGATGTCTGGCATCACTCCAGCGTTAGGCCATCCAAAATCAACTACAATACAAGAAGCTCCGCTGGCATCCCATTGCTCAGATTCTGAAAGCCACGCTTCAGCTCTATTAAACTTTCTGTCAATCACTAGCTCTGCATTATGCTTTGCTGCTTCAGCTTTTAATTGCTTTAGTGTTGCCATCATGTTTCTCCTTTAGACGAGCAGCGTTGTGCAACTCCATGTGAATCATTCTACAGTAATCACACATAATGTCAACAACTTTCACACTTATTTGAAGAAAAAAGTCATTTAGATGGTTTGGGACACCTAGTCCCTAGTTTCAGCATGATCCGCAGTGTATCTATTGCCAGAACGCTTTATCATCCGTGATTGCTGCGTCAAGCCACCTCTGTGTCCGCTAAACTGGTTTGCCGCCCTTCCTCTGCTGGTTGGGCGCGATCCCATCACTCTCGGAACACTGCGCTATCTGGGTGTTTCAGGCTACCCATAGGCCATAATCCATGAGTTATACGGTCAGGATTTATCACACCGGATCGCCAATATACACCCTAATTATTGTGTTGTACAATACACTATATGTATTGGCGTAATGCAGATCTCCCTACTGCATCTTGTATCTCCCATCACGAGCCTCGCTCTCAGGTGCGCCAATACACCTAATTATAAAACTTTTTTCAAACTTGCTTGCACAATAACCCAACAACGTGCTAGATTCCTATCTCCACTTACAGAGCGATGGGAGTCACTCATGGATAAATCTCACTTTTGGTCTGCTTTTTTTAAGGCGCAAGCAAGTTTCACTTCACCTAAAAAGTCAGGAGTCAACGGCTTCGCTAATGGTCATAAGTACCATAAGCTCGAAGACTTGCTGCCTGCCGTTTATAAAGTCCTGTCAGAGCAAAGCATCTTTTTCTACTTTGAAGACATCAATCAAGAGGATCAGGCTGGTGTACGCATCTGGATGCGGCACGAGCCTAGCGGTCAGGGAGTCTGCCAAGAATGCCTTGTTGATAAGAAAGAGCGTCACGCACAAGCTACTGGAGGCTGTTATACCTACGCTAAGCGTTACATCCTATGCAGCTTATTCTTAGTTAGCGATCCAAAGCTAGATGATGACGCAGACTTCGCTACTAACGGTAAGCGTGAAAAGTCTACTCCAAAGCCAAAACTTGCCACTGATGAGACTGTTGCTAAGATTCGCGCAAAACTTGCTGATCTCAATGTTTCTGAAGAGGCTGCTTTATCAAAGGTTGGCTCTAAGACATGGGTTATCACTAATGATCAGGCCAACATCATCCAAGGCAGGATTGATCAATTGGAGACAGCCTTATGAGAGTTTACTACGATGTTCAGCAAGGCACTGACGAATGGCTGGCACTGCGAGCTGGTTGCATAACTGCATCTAGCTTTAAGTCACTTGTAACTAGTCGTGGAGAGAAGACAGCATCCTCTACTCGTGACACCTATCTTAACCAAGTCATTGCTGAGAGGCTCACAGGAAAGCCTGTGGACACTTTCAAAAACGCCGACATGGAAAGAGGAAACGAGCGTGAAGGCGCAGCAAGAGACCTATTTGCTGCAATTATGGAGGTAAATGTCAAAGAGGTAGGCTTCCACCTTCACGACGACTATGACATAGGATGCTCGCCAGATGGCCTATTTTCACTAGATACTGACACAGGCGTTGAGATTAAGTCGCCACGAGCCTCTACCCATATTCGTTATATGCGTAGCAAGAAGCTGCCTGTGGAGTATGTTCAACAAGTTCAACTGAGTATGTGGCTGCTTGAAGTAGAGCGTTACTTCTTTTTCAGCTATCACCCAGACCTAAAACCTCTCATCGTTGAGGTAAAGCGAGATGATGAGTTTATTGAAAAAGCTGTGCCAATCTTAATTGAAGCAGCAAATTACGTTAAATCTGAAACGGAGAAGCTAAATGAGCAACCAATTTACCACGCTTACAAGCGTTAATAAGTCCCAGTATGACGACTCTTATTATGCCTCTATTGATCCAGAGGCTCTTAAATCGCTTCTTGCTGCATACGAGCAAGGCGCAGTAAATCTTAACAAGACAGGAAAGATCAGCCTCAAAGGTTGGAGAAATGAAAGCAAAGACGGAGGCCAGCCATACATTTCACTAAAATGGGCTGCTCCTCTTAGCACTGCTCCAGCTTCAGAAGCTCCAATTAGTAATGAGGATATACCATTCTAATGAAAGTTATTGACCTAAAAGAAGCTGGTCTTAACAGAGCGCCTTCGCGCAGCAAGTATGTTGCGCGTTGGCTTGAAATTTCTGAGACTGAAGCTCTTCAATTTGACGATTATGATGATATGCGCACTGCCTATCATTCAATCTCTAGCTACTGCCGCAATAAGCCAACCAAATACAAGGTTAAGCAGTTTTCTGATCAAGCAGCAAAACGCTACTTAGTATTGAAGGTGCGTGAATGAAGATTACTGCGGCAGATACTATGTTCAGTAAGTGCGTGAGATCCCGAACCAACTGGCGCTGCGAAGCCTGCGGCACACAGTATGAGGAAGGATCTCAAGGACTTCATTGTAGTCATTACTTTGGGCGCAGAGCTTACGCTGTACGCTTTGATCCTATGAATGCCTTTGCTCATTGCTTTGGTTGTCACCAGAAGCTAGGTAGTAATCCTGACGACTTCCAGCGATGGGCTGAGGCACATCTTGGCGAAGAGGCTATTGGTATTCTGCGTGAGAAACGAGAAAACATTAGCCTTGCCAAAGATTATAAAAAGAACCTCAAAGACGTTGCTAAGCATTACCGTGAGCAATACGCACTAATCCAAGAAGCGCGAGAAAAAGGCAACGATGGAAGAATCGAATTCATTGGGTATATTTGATATGAGTATAAATGAAGGTCAACACTGGATAGTTAATTCAGACAACGCAATGAAGATGTTTAAGGAGCATATAGACGAGATGTATGCCAAGGACAAGTACCTAGTAATCAAATGGGCCACTGGCAAGCAACGCTCACTCAAGCAGAACTCCGCTCTACACGTTTGGTGTCAGTTAATGGCTGACGAGCTAAACGCTGCTGGCTTAGGAATGGAGAAGGTCTTAGAGCATAAAGCATCTATTGATTGGACGATGGCAGGCGTTAAAGAACATCTCTGGAAGCCAGTTCAGGAAGCTATGACAGGCAAGGATTCTACCGCCAGCGCAGAGAAGCTAGACTACGTTAAAGTGTATGAGACCTTAAACCGTCACTTTGGTGACAAGATGGGCATTCATGTGCCGTGGCCTACCTTTGAAACAAGTAATTCTTGAAATAGATCCGCTATGGCGTGAGATTTCCGAAGATAGTCCTGAGTCGCTTAATGGACGATCTGTTAATGAGAACTCCTATGCCACTGGAGTTATAGGCGAATTGGCTGTATCTCAGGCATTAGCAAGCCTTGGTATAGCTCACAGCCATGAAGATACTTATGACTATGACTTCCTTGCTGAAGGTATCCGAATAGACGTAAAAACCACTAATTTTAATTATGGGCCAATAACAAACAACAACAACGCAATGCTGACAGACTATTTGCGCAATCAAAAATGCGATGCTTACATATTTGTAGCAACTTGCAAAACAGATAATATTGCAAGAATTATGGGTTGTTGCGCTAAGTTCTGGTTTTGGGAAACAGACTGCGGTCAAGACTACAAAGCAGGCGAGAAAATATCCGTAAGAAAGATAAAACAAGATGCTAGAATATTAAAGTATAAGCACCTAACCAGTATCTACGGTTTGCCGCTGCTCTTGGAGGCGTTGAAATGAAAAGATTACAATTTGAAATTAAAAGCAACGAAGATTTAGAAGATTGGCTAGAACTGGCAGAAGAAAGAATGTCAGAGGATGACTTTAATTATATTGCTACTATGGCTTTCAACTTGGCAAATATGGATGAGTTTATTTTTGGTAATGATGAGCTAAGCGATAAGTTCCTGCATTATCAAGCTAGATTTTATTACAGTGATATTTTGCATTAGATAATGCCTTTTTCTTTTAGCTTCTTGTAGTTTTCCTTATGAGCATTCTGTATCTCTGACTTGTTTTGTCCGTGATAAGCAACTGCTAAGTTTTCTTTAACAAGCTCTCCATTGATACTTGTTCCGTCTTCCAGCTTTATGACTCCTAAGTATCGTCCGAACTTTCCTTTCTCTTTTGTGGTGAGAGTGTAAGTCCCGCCATCGTGTAGCAATCCCTTGACATAGTCCTTTGCGGCAAGTCCGGCTGCTTTTTCATCCTTGTCTCTGCTACGACACTCGGGACAATCCACGCCAAAAAGACGGATAGACTCACCATGAATCCACAGATTAAAAC